AATTCTTTTCTTTCGGTGATTATTTTTTTCATAGCAGGAACGCCAATATTAGAAACACCACCCCATTTAATATTTGCAATAGTTCCATTAAGTCTTGTATTACCTTGATGTCTTCCCATGTATCGTTCTCTTCTACGAACCCAGCTAAGAACTGCTTCACTTCTATCGCCAGCTTTATATTTAGCCCAGTTTCTGTAAGCATCATTACCTGTAAAAGATGTTGGAGGATTACCACCGTTACCAGCTAATCTCCAAATCTCAGGCCAGTTCTCTTTTAAATCTTTTGCATAAGCAAATGGAAACTCTTTGTATTTAGAATTAGATATTCTTACTGCTCTATCATCTCCAGGGCTAGGAAAGTTTGTTCTATCTTTTTTTGGTTTTTCTTTCTTTTCACTACGCCAAGAATCAGAATCTATTTCTTCTAAAGACTCAGCTTCTTCTGTAGAAACTTTTATTTCTTCCATTTCTGCTAAAGCTTTTTTCATACTTGCTAAAAACTTTTCAGCTTCAGCTCTTGTTTTAAAACATTTAATTACTTCATTGTCATAATGACTCACTACACAAAATGCACCGTTAGGCATTTCAGCAATATATTTATCTTCTGATATTCTTTGTGGTGATTCAACAACGTCTTGTCTTGTAGACTCTGGTGGCAATGCAACAGAACCTAGTAAAGCTTTTCCTTCATCTGGAGAAAATCTATCTCTTTCTAATAATGGTTGTCCATCTTCAGTAATCTGTACTGTATTAAGAGGTCTTAAATAAATATCATGTCTGTCGTCTGCTTCAAGTCCTACAACTTTTCTAGCTTCACCAATAGTTATCCATCCACCTTGAACACCAGTGTTTACTCTCTTGTAAAGTTCATCCATATCTTCTGATAATGCTCTTACTTTTGTGTAATCAAATTCGCAAACACCACCATCAGTTATTCCATAATCTGGTTCTAATAGTTGATGAGTTAATTCTGAAGAAACCATTTTCCATAAAGGTATGAGTTTTTGTTCTGTAAAGAACTCTCTTAATTCTCTTGTATTGTTATAAGTTGCTGAATCTAAACCAGCACCAAGACCAGCAAGAATTGCAGGAACACCCAACACAGCAGATATTCTTTCTTCTGGTAATCTTCTTAATTCTTGTAGTTTCATTTGGTCAGGTGAGAAAGAAACAATATCTACATTCATAGAACCAGACAAAACCATTGGAGCACCTCTATTAGCACCACCAAATTTTTGCTTATAAGATTCTGATATAGCTTCGGCTTCTTCTCTTGTTGGACCTCCAAGAGAATCGTTACGTGGAGAAAGAACAACACCTGGTACAGCCATATTGTGCAATAAGGCAGCTGACCATTGTCCTGCTGATTCATCACCTAGTATTTCTCTCAACACACCTTTAAGGGGAGCATGTCCTCTTCGATGGTCGTTAGGGTCTATTCCTTGTCGGATATGTACTATGTCATCTACTGGAATCTTTAAATTTTCTCCACCTTTACCATTCTGATAATATTCATAGTGCGTAATTAGTTCGTTTTCGTTTCCTCTTACCTCAACTAAGTTAGGCATAATAGGAACAAGTTGTACTACTTTACCACTTGAGTTTCTGTTTTTATAGAGAAAAGCATCTCCGATTGTATTTATTGCTAAAACTATATAGTGAGATAAAAGACCAGCAGACATAAACGGATTAGGCCTCTTGTATAAATTAGTTATAGGATGATTTGTCTGTACCTCTCTATTACCAAAACTATCTGTCTTAACAACTTGCAATGTTGGTTCTGAAAATGCTGTAGATAAAACATTTAAACAAGCGATAACTGCGGAGTTAGCAGAGCCATCGCCTATCTCTCTTAATTTATCTGATTCCCAAAAACCAGATGTAGTATTGTATCCATATACAGACAAATCAGTACCATAAGTTTGGTTATAATTCGCCGCAGTTTTGCTTCCGATGTCCCTACCTGTTAAGGCATCGAAGGCTTTTTGAAATCTATTTCTTTCTGCCATTTATTAATACGCTTCCCAGACGCGTTTTTTTTGCATCTCTTGAGCTCCAAGTGCCATAGCGTCTACCATGTCATCATGCGAACCTAGCGGAAATGCAAGGAGCTCACGCTCTAGGTTCGGTAGCCATGGTGCTTCCGCTTTTAAAAGTACATCTCCAGACTCCATCCTAGCCGATAAAGGTAAAGCTTTGGTTATTTTATCCTTATCTGCTTTCATTTCTTGTACCCTATATCCCTCTCTTTGAAGCATTTGAGAAACTGTTTTAGATAAGCCGACATTCTCAATACAAACATGTGACCAGTTATATCTATCGTACATATTTCTTATTTCTGGAAATAAATCAGGTCCTTCTACTTTAATTTGTTTTACATCATTAACAAACAATGTACCATCGTTATGTTTAGCAAAATCTACTATTGCTGTATGGTCTGAAGAAGTAGCAGTAGTTACAGCAATATCAACTGCACCAAAGTGTTGTAGTTCTAAGGGGTCCCATGAACCACCACCACCTACCCATAAACCATCTTCACTTTTTTGAAAATAATTTAACCAATGAGGTTTAAATAGGGACTGACCATCTTCAACAAACTCTGCTAAATACTCTTGCGTATATATAATAGAACCAACTTCCTTCTTGGCAATTTCTAATTCGTCAGGGTCAATAGCTGGGTTGTCTAATGTAGAAAATCTAAATGTTTCCCAATTCTCATCATCTTGTGCATTCTGCCATAAATCATAAAACCAATTGTTCATACCCATTGGAGTACTAATAAATAAACCTTTACCTTTTCTTTCTGTAAGTGTTGGTCGTAGAACTTCTCTCCATACTTCTGGTTTTACGAAAGCTGCCTCATCCATAACTAGAAAGTCAAGACCTTCACCTCTTAATCTTTGTGGATTATCAGCAGATTTAGCAGCAATAAAACCACCATTTTCAAAATGAACTTCCATGTTGGCAATAGAAACTTTAGGTCTTATCTTTGCAGGGAATGACATGGCTGCTGCTTCAATAGCTCTCCAACCAACGCGAGCAATTGCAAAAGTTGGTGCAACCCACCAAGCTCTTTTACCTTCTAAAGCATTTTCCATACACATCTGCACACCAAGGCGTGTCTTACCAAATCTTCTTCCAGCACAAAGAACTTTCCATCTTGCTTCTGATTCAGCTACAGTTTTTTGTGCTTCATGGAGCGGAGGTAGAACTCCTTTATATTTAACCATTACTGTTCATCGTACTCTTCCCAAGTTTCAAGTAAGGCAAATACAGTTTCTTCCAATCTATCTAATTCCATAACAACTAAACCATCAGATGTTCCATCGGGCATTGCAACAAAAATAAATGGTTTGTTGTTTCCTATTGATGTGTTGTTGGCATCTGATTGTGCTTTAGCATTTTTAAATTTAGTCCATAAGGTTTGAACTTGCTTTCCAGCTTTTACTTCAACTCTTACCTGTCCTAACCAGCTTTCCTCATGTCCCATCATTGACCTAAACTTTGTATTGGGTATCTTTAATTTTTTACGAGCAAGGTTCTGTTTTCTCCTACCTTTGTTACGATTAGTCTTAGCTCTCTTAGCAGCTGCGGATTTTTCACCTTCTTCAGATTTGTATTTTTTTTGTCCCATAGCTACGTTAAATCCTGGACCTTTTTCTCTAAGCTTTCTTGATTTATATTCAGAATATGTTTCATCATCTTTCCAATCAAAGCCTGACATGTTACCACCTAAACTTTCTTTTTTTTGCCTCACTATATTTTTTATAAGAAGTGACTGATAAATCACTTGGGTCTTTTTCCCATTCTACATCAACAGGAGTTTCAAACATAACGTTTCTAGAAATTTGTCTTTGTGTAGGACTAGAACATTTAGGACAATTTATTGTAGGTTCCTCTTTAATTCCATATGTAACTTCAAAAAGAAATTCACAATTATCTTTAATGCATTTATGTTCATATCTAGGCATGGGGTAAGTATAGTAGTAATTTTAAATACGGCTATCCTATGGACAGCCGATGATGGGAGGAGGTCGGTGTGGATGCCGACTCTTTAATATTACCTATTCTCGATATACCTTGCGGTATTTGACTGTCTAATAAATTTATTTAGGTAGGCGTCGATGTAATCAAAAATATTTATTTCGTTTGGAATTATCATCTGCTGAACTGCTTCGTTCTTCTCAAACATAATTACAAGAGTTTCATTATTAAAAGTTTCTTTTTTAAATCTGTAACCTGCGTATATAAAATCTTGAATCATGGTTCTATAAATATACCATAGAGGTTTGGTATTTAAATAAGATGGCCGTCTCGCAGGACGGCCTTAATCTTATTGAAAAGTATTCTTGCTATGTCTCCATAGGGATTACTTTTTAATTATCGCAAATTACGCAGTTAGTCTATTTTGTTTGAGAAGTCTTAACTCATCTCTTACAATTTCAAACATATCAAACCACATTGGTTGAAAATATCCTACTGGTCTAAGTTGGTCAAACTGTCTTGCTAAATTAATTCCTTTTTGCATTAATCTAACGCCAATATTATCCCAAACAGTTTTTGCTTTATGTAAGTCAAACTTACCTTCCATTGCAACCATTGTTCTGAATGATGCAATAACTGGAACAAGTACAGCAGATTTGAGTACATACTCAATATCGGACTTATCATCTAAAAACAATATTTGGTTTTTATTGCTCGCCCACTTTGAAAATATAAATGGTGTATCATCTATAGTTTCACCAGTAGCTTCTGTCCACATATTGTAAGCAGTTTCTTGAATGTAATCTTTAAACAAGTAAATAGCTCTTAGACTAGATTCAAACTTCTCATAATCTTTTAATGAACTTTCATACTGGGCAATAATTTTATTCTTGCCTCCATAAGCCCATAGTTTAGATACAGGACTGTTCGTTAATTCAGTTCCATCGGGTATCAAAGAATATACTGTAGAGATAATATCTCTTACTGGTACTGTTCCTTCGTCTCCTTGGAAATAGACTATTGAATCTTCGTAAGATGTATTTTTTAAACCTTTCTTAATCCATTCAAATTGTCCCTTATGATTTAATAATGATTCATCACTTACTTGTAATGATTTATTAAGACCAATAGAGATATTTAGTCTTGTGCTTTCATCAGTAACACCTGTCATGATAAACACCCTAACTAATCTATCTTCTGGAATAGAACTACTATTCTCCATGATAGCACCATACAAGTGTCCACCATTAACAACACCATCTTTCTTTGATAGTGTAAGTGTTATATTGTTTTCTTCGACTACTGCATCAGTAGCAAAGATATGAATACCAAGTGCTGCAAACATAAATAAGTCTGGCGTCTCTTGCTCATCAGTAAGAGCAGT